AGTAAGCGAGACGGGCAGGCGGTGAAAGAGATTAACCATTGCTGGCGGCTGGGAGACCGATGGCTCCGTAGCCGGAGAGCGTATAGTTGTAGGTGGTGACCTGCTGGTTCTGTGCCTGAATCTGCAAATTTGTGCACTTGCACTGACCGTGGCAGATTTCCTCCACTACGGTGCGGTTGTTCGTGCCCTCCATTACGCAGATTTTCCAGTTCAGCAGCTGGTCAGTTACCCATGTTTCAAAGTCATTGAGACCTACGCCACCCGTGAGCAGTGAGTCGTTGGGCGTGAGCACAAGTCCGCTGCCGGTGATGTCGTAACTCTGTCCCGTCACCTCGTATTCCAGAGCGTCGCCGGTGGTGTCCTTTGTCGATGAATCCTCGGTCTGAGCACTACCATGAAGGGCCATCTGCTTTGCGGCTGCAATCACGGTCGTGGGATTGCTGGCCGTTGAAATCAAAAGTCTGATGTATTGTCCTTTTTGCATAGTCGTTAACTAAGGGTTCCTGTTCCCTGGAATTGGAGCGATACTGAGACAGTCTCGCGGTCGTTAAACGTCATGGTAAAGTCATTCAGCAAAGCCTGACCTGAGCGTTTGAAGTTCGCATTCTGCACGACGCGGTTCTGTGCGCCTGCAGTCTGGTCCCATCCAACGGCAACGGGTGCGGCTGCGTTAAAGAGAGTGATAATGCTTTTGAGCGCAGAGGTCTCGCTCTGGTAGGTGTCCACCTGTGCGCTCCACTGTTTGCTCACGATGGTGTCCTGCGAATAGAATCCCTCGGTGTCCTTGGTCGATGTGCTTTCGGTGTTACCCTGCAAAGTAATCGAGCAGTTGGTGGCTTCGGGGATCGCGGCACCGCCTTGAAGCAGTCGGAAGTTTTGGCCTTTTATCTTGCTCATAATTAATCTACGTCTGTGTCACATTGATAATTCAAAACCTGCCAGAAACACGGCTTCATGCTATCGTACTGCACGCCCTGCGCGGACAGCGTGATATCGTCGGGAATCAGCGCGAAGTCTTCGTCGGTGGTGTCGCCATAATGCTCTCGGAAGTATTCGCGGATGGTTGTGCGGACGGCCACGGCCATCTCGCCCAGCTCCTCGCGTTCACCCGTGCAAATGGTTATGCCAATCTGCACGCTGTCGCTCTCGGATTCAAATGCATCGTCCTTGGTGGTATCCTGGTTGTTGAGCCCATCAAAGGAAACAATGATATAGGGGAGCGGTGCATTCTCGGCTTCTTCATCCGGCAGCGCGATGGCGGTGTTGTACACATCGCCCGCTGGCAGTTGCTCGATGAGTTCGGCGTTACTTCGCAATGCCTTGACAAAGATGATGTCGGTCTGGAGACTCATGTTATCAAATTGACTTGGTTAGTGAAAAGAAGAGCGGCGGGCGGTGTCAACCTTTGCCTCGCATCGGAGCCACCCGCCGCTGACTATCTCGGAACTATGAGAGATTAGACGGTCGTGGGCTCAGGCTCGACAACCTTGTAGAGACCGAATGCCTGAGAAGTGTTGTTGGCACCGTTGATGTAAACCGAGATGTCGGTCATAGACCAAGCGGTGTTGATCGTCACAGCCGTGATGTTCTTCTTGGCAACAGCCTGAGAGGTTGCATCGATGCTCAGCCGCACGTCGCCATGCTGCTGGAGGGCGAACCACTCCCAGTAGCCAATCTCGATGTAGCGGTCAGCGGTGGCAACGAGCTTGTCTGCGCTGTTCAGTTCCGTATTTACAAAGTGAGAAACCACGTAAGGATAGCCTGCGCAAAGGCCGTTCTCAATAACAAAACCACCAGCAGCACCGGCAATCTTCGGAGTAGCCTTCAGCTCTGCCTCTGTCACACGGTCCATTGCAATGCAGACGTTACCCTCGAAGAAGCCCTTGTTTGAGAATGCAGCAACAGCAGCGAGGATGTTGGCATAGGCATTGGCACCCAGTTCGATGTTGGTAGCAGAACCCTTCTTGTTAGAGAATGGGCCTTTGTTACCACTCCAGTTGGCGAGAGAGTAAATCTTCTTAGCAAGATACTCACGCAATGCGATGCCGAACTTGGTCTGTACGAAGGCCATGAGGTCGAAGGCTGCATTGTCGATTGCCATGTTAGAAACGGGAACGGTCAAACCTACGCGGCGAGCGGTGGGAGTGATCTTAGCGAAGTTGAGAACCTGGTCGGCCAGAGTATCAATTTCACCGAGCTCTTCCATCTCCACGTCGTTGATGCTGACTGGCCAAACCTCGTTGCCGGTCACACCTGTTACGGTACGCAAGCCAACGGGCAGTCCCAGACCTTCGTGCAAGGTCGGAATCATCTCATGGATGCTCAGATTGATTGCGCCTGAAGCCTCGATAGCGTTTTTGTCGCCATCATTGGCGGGACGCAGCAGAATCTCACGGTCGGCCTTGCCATTGCGCACGTCTTTCAGCAGTTCGCGGAAAGCCTTTGCCTTGTTAGCCTTACTTGCCTCGGCCTGAGCCTTGGCGTTGTCACTCTCGCGGTTCAGGAACTTCATCTGCTCGTCGAGCTGATTCAGTTCACGGGTGAGGTTCATCTCCTCGATTTTCTCTTCGGCGGTGAGCTCACGGTTCTTGGCGTTCATGTACAGATCGCCCAGCTTTTCGTTGGCCTGGTTGCGGGCCTCACGCAGCTGCATAAAAGTCATTTTTTCCATACTTTAAAATCGGTTTTAAATTGGTTAATAATTCGTTTGTTCAAGTTTCTTTAACGTAGCCAGTCGGCGGTTCATCTCGCGCTGCAAAGCGTCGGCCTTCTCCTGCTCTTCGCGCTTGCGGGCTTCCTCTTCGGCTTTCTTGTCGGCAATGCCGGCGGGTGTCTGGTCGTAGAGTTCGCGGGCGTGGAGCGAGGTCTGCAAATATGCCGGGTCCATCCCCAAAGTAAGGGCTGTGATGGCGCGGAAATGGGTGTGGCGCACCAGTGGCACCTTTCCCTCACGCTCCTCCACGTCGTACTTGTCCGGCCAGAACTCGAAGGAGCAGCCGTCATAAACGCCGGCCTTCGTCAGTTCACGGGCACGTATGCCGAGGTCGCAGTTGGGAACGTCCACCTCGAAGTTCACGCCTTCGTTATCCACACTGAGGCGGGCATTACCCGACACTCCGCGTTTCGCACGTCCGAAGGTCAACTCACGCATGTGCAGCATGTTAATCTTGATGTCCTGGGTGTTCAGGAACTCCATCGTGGCGGCTTCGGGTGCAATCACTTCTCTGAAGGTCTGTCCGTACTCGTCGAGCACTTGGCTTTCAGCATTAAAGCAGATGGCACGCCCGCAGATGGTGCCAAGGATGCCCTTCGAAGATGCTTCTTCTGAAGCCTCTCTAAAGGCAAGCTGGCATTCCAGATTTCTGATTTCTTTCTTAGCATCCATATTTCTTGCTTGTTGTTACAATTCAGTTATTTCTTGCCGTTGGGTTTACTCCAATATTTTTCGTATTTGGTCAGCCATTCGGCCTGACTCTTCATGTCGTTGCCGCGCCAAGAACCACCGCAATAGTGCACGTAGTATTTGTCGAGGTTCGGGTAGAGACGGGCAGTCAACTGTGGCTTGGTGTTGATGATGTCTTCGAGGATGCTTGCACCCGTATCGTACCAGTTGTTTGGGTTGCTCGTGCCTCCAGGCTGCAATCCCCATGAACGGTTGGGGTCATAATACTTGGCACCGTTTGCCGTGAGCAGCGGCACGTTCAGATAACAGAGCCAGGGAAGCAGACGGTCATGCTCTATGCGCCGTCCACGGAACCACTGAGCCTTGCCACAGGCGGCATATTGTTCGTCCCAAAGGAAGTCGAAGGGCTGCGTGATGAGCACGTCGCTTTCAACAAGGATGAAACCGTCTGGGAGTATGTCGAAGAGGTACTGCACACTCATCATGTGCTTCACGCTGCCGTAGTTCGACTTGCGGGCCATGTCCCAGCACTTGTCGGGGAAGAATGCCAGTTCCTCATCGAAGTTGATGAGTTGCTGCTTGCGGTTGTTGAGCACTTTTACGCCCTTCATCCGCTTTGAAAATGGGCGGGCATCGGAATTGTCGAGCACCGTGACCGGCCAGTCGCATCCCACCTTGCGGATGCTCAGGATGCAAGTCTCGGTCAGTTCGGGCGTATTGTAGTGCACGATGGCTATTGACTTCTTCATGGCTGTTCGGGGTTAGGTTCGGGTTGTGGTTCGGTGTTGCCGTTGAGTTTCTGACTGCCCAGCTCTGCGAGGTTGGTAGAGACGTAAACAATATCGCCATTGGGTACTGATGGGCGGTCGTACTGTGCGCGGATTTCGTTGACCGTGGCGGCACCCGTCTGGAGTTGCAGCTGGTCCACCTTCGCCTGTGCCTCCTTGTCGAGACGCAGCAACGGCTGCTCGCACATGTGGATGCGGCGGCGACCGAAGTCTTCACGGCGCAATAGCTTGCGGTTGAACTCCTGCTCCATTTCGGTCACGTCCGGCTGGACGGTGCGCTGCAAGTATTCCAGGGTGGCATTGGTGTAGGTGGTGTAATGCGAGTTGGTGTCGAGCATCAACATCGGGCGCGGGGTACCAAAGAAGCGTGCACAGTCATCGAGTGAGAGGTTCATCTGTTCCAGAAGCTGCATGTCCTGATTTGAGAGCGAGATGTTATGCAATGCACTGAGGCCGCGAATGCCGATGATGTCTTGCTGATAGACCTTCTCATTCAGTTCGGCGGCATACTTGTCGATTTCTCCCTTGTTCATCAGTCCGAAGGCCAGCGTTCCGGCACCCTGGGGCGGTTTCTCTTCGCCTATAATGAGCTTCATCCTGCCACCCTTCGCAGCGGTTTCCAATGCGTGACGGCTCTCGGTCTTAATCAGTGAGAGAGTATCGAAAGCGTATTGCAGCGTGGACATGCCCCAGAATCCGTCGTAATATCGGAAGGTGTTTGGGAAGTGGAGCACATCTTCGCGCGGTGCATCCACCTTGAACTTCACACCACGCTCGTTGAGGTAGGTCAGCGCATAGGTGCCGGTGATTTCATTGTAACCGCCACATTCGGCCAGCCACAGGGCCACAGGGTCTTTCCATTCATCCCGCTCTATGTACACGAAGGCATTGCCCAACAGCAATCGGCGGATGACCACCTGCTCGATGAGGGATGCCGCGCTGCTGATGGGGTTCGGCTGCACTTGAAGCAGGTAGTTGATGTTCTTGCCTGGTCCCCACATGTCGGGAACGAAGTTGCCGCCAGCCGCATTCATCTTTTGGTACTGCACGCAAAACTGCGCCTCCGTTTTGGCGCGGAGCTCGACGGCACGATACACCGCTGAGACCGTCAAGGCCAGCTCAGGCCGACGCACCCGCACAATCTTCTCCTCGTAGGTTGCGCCCGTGGTGGTTGGCTGGTTCGATGCCGCCGACGGGTCGGTGGTAGACGGTACTCCGCTGCTCACCTCCCTGCGTTTCCAGGGAATGGTGCCCGTGGGCGTGAATAAATTACTGAGTATATTCATAGATTTCTCTTTTTGTTTCGCTTGATTTGTGGCAGCGGTTTACTCCTCAACGATGGTGACTTGCTGGTTAGCCAGTTCCATCGCGGTGATCTGAATCTGATTGTCCTGGTAGTTGGCGTTGAAGGACTGAATCTGATACCATCTCCCCTGGTACTGAATCAGACACCAGCGGTCGATGTCCTTATGAAACCGCATTCTGAACATCACCGTGTCGTAGGCATCGTAAGCCCCCTCGCGCAGCGACTTCACGCCCTTGTTATAGTCTTCCGCTGCCCAGAACTCCCCGAGGATGGTGTACCTCACACCCCCGGCTCCCTTACCGTATCCGCTTGCGGCATCGGCAGCTCTCTTTGCCACCGTCACCCGCTTGTTCATCATTCCTGAAGTATATGCCATAGTTCTCAATTTTTCGGGCATAAAAAACCGCCCGGCTTTGATAGTCGGGCGGGATTTGGTGAGGGTTTACTATCAAGCGAAACTAATATTCACATAGTCAGTCACAGAACTTTGGGCAGAATTACTTGCCTTCGCCATGAACAAGATATATGTGTTTGATGCAAGTGGAATTGTTCTTTGTGTGGTGTTAGTGTTGTAACTCCAATTATTCGCTCCGAAAATATCTGTTGAAGATGTATTTGGAGTAGTAGAGTATGCACAACACACCGTACTATTAGCCTTCGGGGTAATCTTAACAGAACGGTATCCGTTATCATATAATGTCTTCAAGGACACCATCGCTCTCGTACAATATCTATACTGCTGGAAGTTGCTGATAGGACCGTAGAACAAATGCCCCTGTGAAGAATTTGGACTCATCATGCCAGTATCTTGTCTTGGTTCCTGAATTGCAGATGCACCTATTCCATACCCTATCGGATTACTTGAACCTGCTGCCGAATCAAGTTCGCTGACAAACCAAACAGCAGGATCGAATGTTGTATCAATCCTGTTTTCATAAAAGTTTGCACTTTTGATTATTAATTTCTTTCCCATAATTGTTTATTTTTTTTTATTAAATTACTATATTATTCATTGTCCAGTTGAACAGTAGTTTAGCAAGTCTTTCATTACCTGCCACCGTAAGATGAATATTATCTCCATTCCCTTGGAATAGGTCGGATGCACCATCATCAGTAGCCCTATTATTGAAGAAACTGCAAGTCCTGATAGATGGAATGGCATAGAATCTTGTTATGTCCACTATTGCATCTTCAAATTCATACAAATAATTACCGTTTATGTTTGAATCGGCTATACTTGGCCTTGCACCTGAGTATGTAACACCTCCATGTGTATATGTGGAGCCGTTTAAGTATCTTCCCCTGCTCAATGGAGCAAGGAAGCACATTGGGAGATTTGGATTGATTGCACGAATAGCGAGAATCAAATCATGCAGACCACCTGAAAAAGTATCAGTATCAACGACAGCACCGAGCTGGGTAGAACCTACAAGGTTTGAAGGTGGTGTAATCGTGTTAATACTAAAATGCTCCCCGATTGGCTTTGTGTCATAACTGAAGTCATTAGTACCTCCAAAAACAAACAAGAAATCAAGGTCTCCAATATTAGCTTGAGTTACACGGGTTACAAATCTCGTATCGTTCCTATTATTCAACGTATTGCTTGCTATACAAGTACCGCTCACACCCATATTAACTTCGGTACATCCTATCAGATTACATAAGACGGATGAATATCTTGCTGTCAGACGGACGCTTTCAGGCAACCCGTAACCATAGGTTATGCTATCGCCGAGAAAACCAACCTTCTTTCCATGAAGCGGATGGTTTAATACTCTGAGTGTATTGAACAAAGTGTTTATTTCTACCGACCTTGAATCAAAATACTTTGTCTTAATATGACCACCAGAGAACCTTACAAGAGTATTGTCATCTTCATCATTGATGTCAAGGTCAGCGTTGTCGCTATCCCCGACAAATGTTTTTAAATCTTGAGAGTCGAAGTATTTAGTCTGGACATGACCTCCAAAGAACCTTACGAGCGCATTTCCCGCATCATCAGAAATGTCGAGGTCGGCATCATTAGAAGTGCCACCTATACCCGCGAAGTTATCCGTCACGGCCTTCTGAGTCATTGGGCCGTTGGTGTGCTGGCCGGGAACGCTATACATGGTGAAGGCGGCCTGCTGCTCGGGGGTGATCACGGCAACATCGCCCATCGGGCCCTGGGGACCGACAGGACCTTGCGGGCCTTGGTCGCCTTTTTCTCCCTTCGGGATGGCGACTGCTTGGGTGGTGCCGTTGCTGAAGGTGATGTTGTAGAGGGTGGCGGTTTCGGTTTCGCCAGTCTCTATGAAGCCGGTGATGCTCACGCCTGTGTCGCCCTGCGGACCAGTGGGGCCAGTTGCTCCCGTGTCTCCCTTGGTGCCCTTCGGAATGGCTACGTCCTGAGTGTAGCCGTTAGAGTAAGTAATGGTGTAGATTAGGGTGGTGGAGGTCTCGGACTTGGGAAGGAACGAGACGATGCTGACACCTTGTTCGCCTTGCGGACCTTCGGGACCGACTGGTCCCCGTTCGCCCTGTTCGCCCTTCGTGTTCACGGATGTGCTTACGCCCTGGCGGTTGGTGACGGTCAGGGTTGTGCCGTTGAGCTGGGCGTTCACATTCTCGGCACCTTGCACGGCGGCGGCGGTGGCCTGCTCGCGTTGAAGTTCTGCGGCAATGCGGGCGGCCTCATTCTGCTGACGTTGGAGCTCGTTTTGGATGCGCTCGGCTTCGTTGGCATAGGCTGGCAGATTGAACTCGAGCTCGGGGGTATCTTCTCCTGTAAAGTCGAGCAGCACCTGGTAGTCGGTGCCGTCGATGGTGACGATCACATCGCGGGCGTTGGTCACCTCGTCAAACACGGAGCCAGGGAACTCCTCGATGGTGGTGTGGTAGGCAATCTGCATTTCCAGTTTGCCGATGGGTAGGTGGTGGTTATCGAACATCACCAGCAGCTGCGTGGGGGTGTCGCCCACCCGGCAGTTAACGTATTTCACGCCATCAAACCCGACGAAGTAGGCCTGCGAGGGCATACCCGTCCAGAACTTTATGCAGAATGGGATAGCCCAGCCTGCATCGCCGTTAATATTGAGCACGAAGTCGCTCTTGTAGTTGATTTTATAATCTTGGACAGCCATATTGATTGTTGTTATTTTCGTTTACATTGTTAGCCAATCTCATGTACGGTTTCGTCAAAATGTCGAAGGTATAAGGCACTATCGACATGTTCTGGGGACTGACGGGTGAGCGGTGCTGATAGCTTACATCCACCAGCATGAGGGATGCGTGGATGAGTGGCGCAGGGATGTGGCCGTACACCTCCATCAGGTTCTCATACGAGCGGTTGAGGTGATTCAGCAGCACCTCCTCGGCACTATCGCCGTACATCTCGAGCAGGGAGTCTTCTTCGGTGAAGGCCTGCTCTATGCGGCACTGCTGCTTAATTCGTTCTAATGTTAACCATTTCATATCTTTCAATTTACTTCTGAAAAGCGGGAGGAAAGGGGCGGCGGTTTACTTTCCCACGACGAAAACGCCGTGGCACTTGGGCTTGGGCATAAAAAAAGGGAGGCCACCGCCTCCCTCAATAATCACATACAATCAAAAACATTAATCACAAAAAAAACTACTGATTTACCTTCTAACTATGTAAGCACGCATATCACTATGCAACAAAAGAGTGAGAGAATGTACGCCACAAGCTGGATGATGACGGCGACGATGCGCTCTTCGTCGGTCAGTCCACGGTATGGGTCGATGAGCAGGTCGATGTCGTTCATTTCTTCAGTAAGTTGCCGATTACCTGCTTGCGGTTGCGGCCATCTGTGCGGAAACTGACGTGAACCCAATAGCTGCCCTTCGCGTTGTGCTCCCAAATCAACTGGTCAAATTCGCAATGGGCTTTAATCCAATCAAACCACCGCTTTCCCTTCACCTTGTCGCCATCTATGCAGAGGTCGGCGGCTTCGCCCTTCATGTGCTGGCTGTTCGACACACCGCCAACGGCCTGGTTCAGCGCGGGGCAACGGTAGCCGCTACCAATCTTGATAGCATGGCCCATCGCGTCGCGCAGAGGCTCCAACACATGATGCACCAGTCCGGCAAGGTTTACGATTTCCTGCTGTCCGGGCACATTACGGATGCCCTTGGCCTTGGCCGTTGGGCTGGCGGTAAATTCCTCCAGAACGAAGTGCTTGCTGATTCGTATCATACGGCGATGGCCTCCTTTAGTGCAATGGCAAGGGGCGCGGGCAGCGTGTCCATTAGCCGGTTAATTAACTCGGCGTCGCGTCCTTCATAGACAGCATCGCCTTTGTCCTTGTACACTTTGTCGGCCAGTGCATAGCCTGCTATGCCCTGCACCTGTCCGAGTATGGCGTTGGCCACCTGCTCCTGTGGATTAGGCACAGGTATTTCCTGCTTTCGGGCAATGTCGCCATACACATGAAAATTTTTCCAATTTACTTTCATAATTCCTAATATTTAAGATGTGTGTACATTCATCCACGGTGTGGCTGCTTGCATACCTTCCTGGACATGTCCGCTGACGCTCATGCTCAGCTGCACCTCGTTCACATTGTCGGCCACCACTCCGAGAGCCGCCACATAGAAGGTGTAGGTCTGATTGGCAACCAGTGTGAACGGCGTGCTGCTCGTTGACGGATGTGCATAGCAGTTGCTGTTGGTACCGATGATCTGAGCAACGGCCTGAATGCTGGTGCCGGTATTCAGCCGAAGCGTCACGAGCGATGCGGAGATTCCCGTAACGTTCACGCTTCCCACGGTGGCGGTCAGTTTCAGCACCACGCCGTTGCCGTTCGGGGCAATGACGGTGCTGGGTGTTGACTGTCCGTAAACGTCGAAGGTTGATGGGTCGGCAAGAAGTGTTGACCAATAGCTGGCCGACTCGTCGCGGAAGTCGAAGCTGCTGAGAGTCTGCGAGCCGATACCCGTTACTGCTCCAATCTTAACGAGCGTCATCTGTGCAAAGATGTTCTTCAGGTGGGCTGCCACTTGTATATGGTTGGGCAGCATATTGCCAGATGGAAGTGGCAGCAGTCCCGTCACGTTCTGCCATGTGTGCTGTGTACCCGATGCGAAGGCAACCAGACAGAAATGGATGTCCCAGATGTTTCCGCTCGACATATCGTCTGCCTCGATGGGGATGTGCATGTCAACGCCATCGCTTCCGATGCACTGATTGATATTATACGAGCTGAACACCTGCCCTTGCGGGTCGAGCGTTTCCACATTGCCAGAGCAGTCCCATGCGGCACAGATGTACATATCACCAAGCGTGATGCCGCTGAACTGCCAGCCTGCCATCTCCTCGAATGAAATGGAGTAAGCGTTTTCGGTGGCAAGGAATGGAATGTAGAAGTCGATGATGCGCTGCTGGCTGTATATCTCGACAGTGCTGCCATAGTTGGTGTAGATGAACGGCACGGCCTTATGGCTATAATTGGCGAAGTCGCTCAGACGATATGCGCTGCGCGGTCCCACATGATTCCAGTGGTAGTGCGTGTTCAGTCCATCCACTTGCTCGTAGGTGTCGCTGCCGTATTGCTCCAAGTCAGTAACGTGCACAAGTCCCGTCACCGCATGCTGTTGGTCATCAATGATGTTGATGCCCCAGTTGCCGTCGAGCGTCTTAAAGGTGTCGTAGAGCGGTATGCCAGTGCCGGGAAGCACGAGCGGCTTCACCACCGCAACGCCGTTCTTCGGTTCCACGGGCTTGCACTTGCTCCACATGTTTACCGTTGCCTTGCAGAGCGTGGCAAGGTCATTGCTCGACATGCTCAGCGTCTGCTGCACATCGTAGATGCTGACGGGGGCTGTTATGATTCCGTTGGAGTGTGGCATGGCGTTTCGGTTTTTTCGTTTAGGCAACTGAGGCTGCCGGTCACTTTCAGGTTTCCGTCGAGCAAGTAGGTGCTGCTGGCCTCGCTATAATAGAAGGGATGGTCGGCGGGTGCCGTTTCCTTTTCCTTGATGGTCTCTTTCACCACTTCCTGCTTCGGCTTCTTCAGCAGGGCGATGATGGCAGCGGCGAGGGCTGCAAGGGCGATGATGAGGGTGAGGATGGTCATGGCTTATGATGTTTGGGTTTGTTCGGTTTCAGCTTCCCCGTCTTCCGAGATGGTTACGGCAATACGGTTTGGGCAGTTGGAGCGACCGCATAGAAAAGGGCGCATAGATGCAACCATGCGGCCATATCGGGCCACGTCCCGCTGGAGCGAGCGGACTGATTCTTCCAATTCATCCTGCCGCTTGCGCAGATCGTCGCGGTCTTTTCGGAGATGTGAGCGGTCTTCCTTCAGTTCCTGGATGTAGGCCTTCTGCTCATCGCGGTCGGTCTTGATGTCCTGAACAAGCTGCTGATAAACGTCTTGCAATTCCTTGGCGGCATCGGCCTCGGCGGTCTTGGCATCGGCCTTGGCTTTCTTGCGCTGCCACCGCCATGTAAAAAATGCGCCGCCGCCTCCACCAATGAAGAGGGTAAGAATGGCGATGATGGTGTCGAGTGTTATTTCCATGTTGTTATGCTATTTGTACTGATGATGAACCATTATAGAAATACAGATGACCGCTGCTGACGTACACGTAGCGGGTGCTGTCGAGGTAGAGACGTGCGAAGCGGGCATATCCTGTGGTTGGTATCTGCCAGTTGGTTGCCGAAATGTTGCCGTTCACGGTCATTGTGTTCGCGGTCATTGCGCCGGTGAATGATGACGTGCCAGTGAATGATGAAGTGCCGCCTACATTCAGCTGCGAGCTGGCGGTCAGCGTGCCAACGGTCAGGGCACTCACGCTGGGGGTGCCGCCTGTGGAGATACCCAATGCACTCACGCCGCCTAATGAGGCGAAATTCACGGCAGAGCCATCGGTTTTCATTACCCAAACTGTATTACTGCCTGAGTCATACTCGAATCGGAACTTGTTGGTGACTCCAATAAAGTCGGTGCCCATGATGCCATAGGTGTTTCCAATATTCGTGCAACTGCCATAGTTACCATCCGAAGAACGGAACGAGATGCCATTCCCCCAGATGGTGGTGGGCAGATCAGCGGCAGAAAATCCATAGCCAAAGTGCAGGCCGCTGTTGTTGTTAGCGAGCAGTTTCCCGTCGAGATAATATGCCGAAGTGGTGTGAATATTTCCTGTTACGTCCAGATTGTAGGCAGGGGCTCTGTTTCCTATTCCTACATTTCCATTGGAAAGTCCGCTGATAAGATAGCCGCCCAACGAATTGTATAGGTTGAATCCATTACCTCCACCTGCATTGTAGCCCAGGTAGAACGTCCCGTAATTTGTCGTCGTTTCTCGTATATCGCCAGTAGGGTCAAGGTTGATACCCTTCATGTCCTGATAGACCGAGAACGTCTTCGTGGCAGTTATTTCCTGTTGGGTGTCCAATGTCACATATCCCTGGTTATTAACCCATGTCTGCGTGGCATATCCCTGGTTATTAACCCACGCTTGCGTGGCATATCCCGACAGTGCAGCCGATGTGATGTAGCCGCGTCCCGTCACCCATGTCTGCGTGGCGTATCCCTGATTGGCCACCCAGTTCTGCGTGGCATATCCGCTGAGCGACGATTGCGTCAGGTATCCCGCGTTGGCATGGTTGCCCCATCCGTAGGCGGTCTCGCCGTGGGAGATATATCCTTGATATGTTGAACTGATGGCAATGGTGCCCATCTGGGTGATGGTGCCGCCAGAGAGTCCTGTGCCTGCCGTGATGCTGGTCACGGTGCCCGTGCCGCCACCGCCACCGCCTTCGGGGATGGCGAATATCCATTGCGAACCGTTCCATGTAAGGACCTGACCGGCTGCCGTTGGCATTCCCAGGCCTGCATTGTTGATAGAGGCCAGCGGCTCGTTCAGCGTATCGCCTCCCCCACCCCCGCCGGGATTATACCCGAGGGCAGAGACACCGCCCACGGAATTGAAGTCGAAGAGGGCCTCAATGCGGGTGATGGTGGTCTCCACCACGGTGGTCACGCCGCCCTCGGTGGTTTCCGTGCGGCTGGGCATGGTGTTCGGCGGCAGGGTGATGTCCTGCTCGTCGGTCACCTCCCCGTCCACGGTGGTGGTCTGCTTTCCGTGTATGGTGAACAGCTGGGTGAAGTATGGGATGGTCACATAGTTCTGCGTGAGGAAGTCGGCAGAGATACCGCCGCCTTCGCCACCGCCGCCGCCCATCACCATGCCGCCGGTGCCAACCATTCTTTGTATTGCTTCTCGAGTCAGTTGCATTTATGTGGGTATTTCTATAAGTGAGACATTGATTACATCATCCCGCCATTCATGCGAGATGCTGAGCGGATAGCAGCGGGTTCCGTCGATGGTGAGGAACATGCCGGGCGAGATGAGTGGCACTTCGTTCGAGCGAAGGTTGGCGCGGATCATCCTTCGGGTGCTGGCCCAATAGTTGGCCACGCGGTTGGCCTGATGCTGCTCGGGTTCCTGGTCGCCGCTGGCGTATGATGCCGTGCTCATCGGTCGGTTGTCGGTCTTGAACACCAGCCCGAAGCCGAAGTCGGAGTCAATCTTACCGCTTGCATATATCACGTCGTTGTTCCATTCGGCGCGGCTCATGTTGCCGTTCTTGGCGGTGTACTCTCGGCGGCTCAGCATGTCGCCGTAGACGATTTCATTGCCAACATTCTCTACATCTACGCGATAATAGTTCAGCGTGAATCCAGTGATGTCAACTACATTGCTGTCCGTGAAATTTTCATTTTCAAAGTCACCCGTGGAAAGTATGTCGATAAAGACTTTTCCATCCTGTCCGCTCGCGCTCTGCACGGTGTTTATATTATCAGTAACCCATACTCCCGAATTTAATGTACCGAATCGCCACAGGCTGTCATCATATCCTATATGTGCGTCGAATATGGTCATGCTGCTGCTCCATCCATAGTTACCGTTGTACCATTTGGCCGTTGCGCGTGTCTTGCCAATACCAAAGCGAATTTTTATGGTTTTAATATCGCTCACTCCGTCCCTTGTGTACTTATCTCCTACATTATATATGTCAGCCTTTATCTTGAAGCTGCCGTCGTAGACATGGCCGTAAACAGACTCTATCTGGATAAATGCCGTGCCGTTGTATTTTAAAGACGTGTGGAGTGTGCTCAGGTATTGTGGTTTAGGTCCTGCTGTAAGGTCTACCTCATCATCCGCCACGCGCATTAATGCAAGTGATGCCGATTCTGCGCAGGTGATGCTGAACATTCCTGTATTAATGGATGCTATGCGGTTGGTGTATTGAACGTACTTGACGGGTTGAGGGTGTCCAAGAACATAAATATAAATCACGATAATGTTCCCCCAGCCAGCAACGAGCATATTCTTGGTAATATTCTGTGGGAATGCGCTAAACCATGTGTCGCCGGCTGAGTTCCAGTCGGCGGTCACCACGGCCTTGCTGGCTCCGCGCACCATAATGTCATCATTGGAGTTGTCGGCGAAGATGTCGCCCGTGAGCGTGAAGCTGTCGTAATCGTAGGTGGTGCCCGCGTCGGTGCCGTTGGCAATGCTGGCCAACTGCGACATGGTGAGCATAAGGAAGTCGGGGGCTCCGGCCTCGTCATCGGCACACACAAACCACAGGTCGCGGCCATGTGTGCGGGCGGTCCAGCCCCAAAATTTGCATATATCCTCGAGCATGGTGTAGTGGTCGTAGTCGGATTTCACCACGCCATCCTCGTCAATGCTCACGAAGTTCTGCCAGTCAATGCGCTTCTTCAGCCAATCCAGCGCGAAGGCATCGCCCTGGAAGAACAGATAATCAATGCCCAATGGCGAAGACGATGGCGTGAGGCCGATGGAGGCCAGCAGGTAGTTCAGCAGCCATGCGAAGTTGTGGATGTCCTTCTCGGTGGTGCTCGCGTCCTTCGCGCTCAACACCGACAGCACGCACTGCACGGGCAGGTCACGCTCTTGCGGGTTGCCGTAGAGGGTGCCGCTGAAATTCTGCGCTTGCAGGTATCCTTGCCAGAGCGTGTCGCCAAATCCGTTGGTCAGCACAACAGGGCGAGAGAGGTCGTTGGCGGGCAGCAGCTGCCGAAGCCATCCCGATGCCAGTTGGTTGCCCGAGGCATCGCGCCCATCGTCAACGATGCGGATGTAGCCGCTCTGCTGCCTGATGGGCTGGAACAGGTCTTCGTCATCATCTTCCTGCGTCACAAACGGCTCAGCCCCACCTTTCAACTGAATGGGGGTGCCTGAATAGTCGGCATCGTAGATGCTGACGGTGTAGTCTTCGTTGCCGTTAGCCGCCCTGAGAGATTTGAATTTTATCTGCCAATGAATCGCCATTTCTTGCTAATTTCTTATACATTTGCAAGAATTGGCGGGGGTGGTTTACCATTAACGCAAAAAGCCCCCGAAGTGTCAGGTGTTAGACCACTTCGGGGGCGTGGATATAAAACAAAACACATAATAATGATAAAATGATGTGCTCACCCCTCACGGGCTTGCTGTTGCCTCACGGCAATCTTCGTCTAATTAAAATTATGCAGTAAAACAATATGCCTACAATGCTGGCGATGCCGGTGCCCATCAGTCCCTTCTCAGTCATGGTGAGCGGTTTCTTGACCTCCTTCACTACGGGATAGGGAACGGGCACTGAGTCGGTGCGTGAGCGGTAGAGGGTGTCGGTCTTCAGGCGGTCACGGTATTTCGTGTGCCACATTTCGGTCACGATCCTCACCGTGTCGCCCTGGATGTACTCGCGCACAAAGGTGGAGTCGTGTAGGTAAATGCTGTCGCGGTGGTGCTGCACCAGGCGCAGGGTGTCGGTGTGGTGTTCCACAATCGGCACGTACTCCTTCGTTTTGCAGCTGACCATCACAACAGCTGACAATATCATAACAACTATAAATCTCATTTCTTGCCTCCTTTCTTTTCTTCCCGGTGCCAATGGTAGAGCAGGCCGGCGAGGTTAACCAATATTATGGCGGTGGCGACGGCTGCGCCAAGGATAAAATTAATCATTTTTGTCAGATTTATGTGGATTTTCGTTTATTCGTTTACCCGCTGAAGGATGCTCTCGATGGAGGTGAGGGCACTGTCCACCTTGGCGAGCTTGGCCTTTTTCTCGGTCATGCCCTCTTTAATCATGTTTACTACGCGAAGGATGTCGGCCAGATAGTTCTTGCCTATCTTCTCGGTCAGCTGTTGCCGCTCGTTCTTCAGTCCGACGATTCTTTCTTCGGCTGCCAGCAGTTTGTTGTGCAGTTCCTCGATGATGGTGCCTTCGTCGGCGGTGTCGCCCTTTCGCGTGGTGTGGGTCTCAATGCGCTTGCACGGCAACCATTCCGGCGGTGCGTTCTTCACATAGATGCGCACGCTCCTGGTGGTGAAGCACACGTTCATCACGGTTGTCTCTATTCCTGTGTCGGTGGTCACTAAGTCGAACCGCCGCCACACCTGTGTGTCAAATTCTTGCTCTGTCATATTTTTAAAGTTAAGAGTTAAGAGTGAAGAGTGAAGAATTTGCTACCGCGTTAGTTCAAACTCGTAGGCAAACACCCACGGATTACGCATCCATGTGCCTTTGCCGCTAATATTATCAATAAGAACGGCGAAAGCTATATCAGGACTTACCGCCGCAAATTCTCCTTGTTTCTGCTCTGCCCATGAATCAAGGAAACTCTCCTCAAAGATTGGCAGCGTCCATACATGGTTGTCTTTGTAGGGCTGCGGACTGAAATCATCAACATCTTGTTTCAGGTATTGCCTCCAGTTTACACGAATAATGCCTTCTTTCTCACAATCTTCGATGCTGATGCCCTGGAGTTTCTCAACCTTGATGTCGGTGATGCGGATGCGATAGGGCATATATTTGGCTTTGACGAACATCTTATTTTTCCACCCTTTTGAGTGGATAATTTCATCGTATATCGGTTTAAATTCGGTATATGATAGTGATGGCCATCGGATTGTTCCGTAGGCTTGAGCGATTGCTACCGTCTCGCCTATCTGGTAAGCAGGATATACGTCTTCGGTCAGACCAGTGGAATATGTGATGGTGACGTATGCTTTGCCTTTGTCGTCAATGCCCCACTCAGAGATGGACGTTACGAGCGGATGGTTCAGTTTTTTGTCCTCGCGCCGCGTCATCGTCTTTCGTCCACTCAGCACAGCCTCGGTCAGTCCGTACTTGTCGTTAAACATTATTTTCTTCATAGTTCCTTATGTTTGGACAAAAATTATAATAATTATATTAATTTCTGTCAGTTATCAGTTTCTCCCACGCCTCAAAGTCGCGCGTGGCCTTTTCCTGTGCGTCGATGTCGAGGAGGGTTTCTACCGAGGCGAGCACGTTGCCGAGGGTGCGGTTCTCACGGTACTCCTCGATGAGTCGCTTCAGCGTGTCACGCTCGTTCAGGTGGCGGTAGTAGGTGGCATCGGGACCTTCGAAGGGTTCGCGGCCTTCGCGCGGACAGCCGGCCAGCCACTGACCGAGGTTGATGTTCACGCGTAACTGATGCGTCACGCGCTCTTCCAGCCGTTCGTGGTCGTAGGCTTTGATGCCGGAGTCCATCCACCAGTCCACCCATTCGCGTATCTGGTCGCCAATCCTGCTGCGGGTGCCCCAGCGGATGGTGAGCTCTTCCAGATTGTCAATCACGCCCGCCATCTCCTCCAAGGTGAAGAAATAGCAGTCGCCGAAGCTACACATCCAGGGTTGGTCGGCAACCCAAAACTCGGGCCCCACGCCGAGCAGTTCACCGAACTGCCGCGCATATTCCCGTGCAGCCTGCCAAATCAATTCGTTTATTTTCATCTTTTAAAAGTTAAGAGTGAAGAGTGAAGAATCATCCTTCGTCGTATTCGTCAGTGATGGGCGGGCATGGTACGAGCCAACGGCCGATACGTTCGAACACGTCCATCGGGGTGGCACCTGCATAGACGGGCTTGCAATCCTTACCAAAGAACATCCATGCACACGCCCCCTGGTTAATCGTCTCAACACAGAATGGCGAATTATAACCACCGTATTCTTCTGGAGTGGTTGGCCAGTGCTTGTTGTCGATACTGATATTCAGCACAAGGATGGTGTGTTTCTTGTGTTGCCAGTTGCCGTCCTTATCCTTATAGCTGGTGTCGTCGTAAGGCCATCCGGCATTGCAGTCGTATGGAGCATCGTTCCAATCGTCTCCCCACTGTTTCATCAGGTCTGCCTCAGTGAAGAACAGCCTCCATCCTGAGTGCGTCGTTTCATGCTCATCGTCCCGAATGTCGAGACGATCGCACCGTTCAACGTAGCAAAGTGCAAATCCCTTTGCCGTGTAGTCTGAAAGTTCATCAACCTTCAGACTCAGAAAGTCTTTCTTGATATACATAGTTCCGAAATATTAAGCCCTAAAAACGGGCGGTTTTTGCTTAATGTTTAAAAAATTGGAGAAATAAGCAGGTTGCGATGTGCTTAATTTCTCCAAAGGTATTCGCCCCCTCCCTAAACAGGTAGGGGCTGGGGTGGGTCTCTTTTATCCTCCCTCAATCTCTCCCCCAGTCTGCTGGCCGCCCTGGTTGGTATTGTCGCCGCCCTGCTCATCGTCGGTGACGGTGTTCTGGTCGGTCTCGGCCTCGGTGGTCCATGAGAGGGATGCACCCTTCACGGCTGCTGCGATGTCCTCGCCCGCCTTGTAGTTCACCTTCGGCTTCAGGTCGGAGAGTTGCAGGTTGTCGCTGTCCTCGTCCCACTTGCCGGTCACAGCCGGGTAGAGTTTGCCAATCACGCCAAGGTCAACGATGAAGCCCTGCTTGATAGCATCGGCAATCCCGTCGATCATCATCTTGCATGCCAGCTCTGCCTCGCGGAAGTCGAGCGTGGAGCCGTGGGTGCTTGATTTCACGATTTCTTCAAACGACTTGGTGCCGTTGGTGATTACTCGGCCATAGTAGCCCTCTTTGGTCACTCCCTCCACCTTGCGCTTCAGGAGCGTTTTTTTGATTTTCAGTTTAAGTGCCATAATATGTAAATTTAAAATCATTAGGTAACAATTTGCAAACTATTTGGTAATAGTTGCCGAATTGTTTGGTAATAGTTCATTTGTTGCTTGTATTCATTGCGGCCATCATCTGCTGCATCTCTTCGATGTCATCCTCGGTGGGTAGTTCGTTGTCGGTGCATTCCCAGGGGAACTTGATGAGGTCGGTGGGGCTGTTGATGCCCGACTTGTGCATGCCGTCGCTGCCTACCTGTGCGCTCATCAGATTGAAGGCCAGCCAGCGGGTGGAGCTCCAGGCATGGCGGTGGCGGCGGTGATAGCCCCGGATGATGCAGCGTATCTCCCACCACTTCAAAAGCGGGAACTGCTCGCGCGGGATTCCAATTTCGCCCACAAGCTGGGTGTAGAGCTCATGGGCGGTGGTCAGTTTTTTGCGGGTTTCTCCTCTTTTTCCGTGGTGGTTTCCTTGGCTTCTGCGTCTGTGATTATCTTGGGCACTTTAAAAAACTCTGCGGCCATCTCCATGATGGTGTTGAACGCCTTGGTGATGCCCTGCCAGTCGTTGCTGTTCAGCAGCACTTCGGTGGTGATTTTCTCGTCGGCGGCAAACATGGCTGCAAAGACGAGGATGACACGGGAGTATAGCTTGTCGAAGTTTTCTCCAAAAAAAGACTTGTCGGAGGTCTGTTCGAACGCGATGAGCGTTGACATATTGAATTTGACGGGGTATTCCTTACCGTCGATTGTTACTGTTCTTTCCATAGTTCCGGGTAAATGATAAGTGATAAGTGATGAGTGATAAGTGACCGCCCACCCGCTGGCGATGAAGAGTAAGCGAGACGGGCAGGCGGTGTGAAAGAGATTAACCATTGCTGGCGGCTGGGAGGCCGATGGCTCCGTAGCCGGAGAGCGTATAGTTGTAGGTGGTGACCTGCTGGTTCTGTGCCTGAATCTGCAAATTTGTGCACTTGCACTGACCGTGGCAGATTTCCTCCACTACGGTGCGG